GTGATTGCTGAGGAAGAGGCAGAAGAAACCTCTAGCATCATCGAAGTCGATCTGAGCGCAGACGTTGCTGCTCTGACCGAAGGCGAAGACCTCTCTGAAGAATTCAAAGAAAAGGCAGCGACCATCTTTGAAGCGGCGGTTGTTTCCAGACTCAACGAAGAGCTGGAGCGTATGCACGAGGATTATGCTAAAGTCCTCGCAGAAGAAATTGAAACTGTCAAGACTGAGCTCGCTGAGCAAGTCGATGAGTATCTCACTTATGCTGTGACCAAGTGGATGGAAGACAATAGTCTCGCCATTGAAGCAGGCATCAAGACCGAGATGGCTGAAAACATTCTTGACGGAATCAAGCAAGTTTTCGTGGAGAATCATATTGATCTCCCCGAAGAAAAACTCGATTTGGTTGACGAGATGATCGATCAACTGGATCGTATGGAGAATAAACTCAACGAGTCGATTGAAGAGAATGTTTCTCTTCACAAAGAGATCGGCAATTTTGTTAAGAATGGGATCGTGAGCGAAGTCTCAGAGGGTCTGACTCTCACCCAGCGTGAGAAGTTGGCGTCCCTTGCCGAGGCTGTTGAGTTTGATAATGAAGAGACCTTCCGTGCGAAGGTGTCTACCCTCCGTGATTCCTACTTCTCCACAAAACCTGAGTCTAAGGAAGTTTCCGAAGACGTTGAGGTGGAGCAAAGTCAGGTCGTGACGGAATCGATGGATGCCTACGTTAAGGCTCTGTCCCGTTGGACTAAGTGATCAACTAAGTAAACAAACATTTTTCCAAGGAGTAAAAGCAAATGTTCAATTCCGAGCATCTGCAGGAAAAGTGGTCCCCCATTCTTGAGCACTCCGATCTTAACCCGATCGTTGATGGCTATAAGAAAGCAGTGACCTCTATCCTGCTTGAGAACCAAGAGAAATTCATCCGTGAAGAGCGTGGTCTGATGACCGAAGCCGCTCCCACCATGAGTGCTGGTTCTAGCCCCGCTGGTTTCAGTGGCGCTGCTACTGCAACAGGTCCTGTTGCTGGTTTCGACCCCGTGCTGATCTCGCTGATCCGCCGCTCGATGCCTAAGCTGATCGCTTATGACATCGCTGGTGTGCAGCCGATGACTGGTCCTACTGGTCTGATCTTCGCCATGCGCTCCCGCTATGGCACCGATCGCACCTCTGGCACCGAAGCATTCTTCAACGAAGCAGACACCGAGTTCTCTGCTGAGAACGCTGCTAGCAACCTCGGCGCAACCGCTCAGAGCGGCAGCAACCCTGGTCTGCTGAATGCATCTGGCACCTACACCAATGCCCAAGGCATGAGCACCGCTCAGTCTGAAGCTCTGGGTGATGCTGCTGGTAACGCTTTCGCTGAAATGAACTTCAGCATCGAGAAGGTCACCGTGACTGCTAAGTCGCGTGCCCTGAAAGCCGAATACAGCCTTGAGCTTGCTCAAGACCTGAAGGCAGTGCATGGTCTGGACGCTGAGTCCGAGCTCGCCAACATCCTCAGCACTGAAGTGCTGGCAGAGATCAACCGCGAGGTCGTGAGAACCGTCTATCAGATCGCCCGCCCTGGCGCTCAAAACAACACCGCTACTGCTGGTATCTTCGACCTGGACGTTGACTCCAACGGTCGTTGGTCGGTGGAGAAATTCAAAGGTCTGCTCTTCCAAATCGAGCGTGACATGAATGCCATCGGTCATGAGACTCGTCGTGGCAAGGGCAACATCCTCATCTGCTCTGCTGATGTGGCATCTGCTCTGTCCATGGCTGGTGTGCTTGACTACACCCCCGCACTTGCTGGTAACAGCAACCTGCTTCCCGACGACAACAGCAGCACCCTTGCTGGCACCCTCAACGGTCGCATCAAGGTGTATGTGGATCCCTACTCTGCTAACGTCTCTGACCGTCACTTCTATGTGGCTGGTTACAAGGGTAGCAGCGCCTATGACGCTGGTCTCTTCTACTGCCCCTATGTGCCCCTGCAAATGGTGCGTGCCGTGGGTCAGGACACCTTCCAGCCGAAAATTGGCTTCAAGACCCGCTACGGCATGGTCGCCAATCCCTTCGCAGAAGGCACCACTCAAGGCAGCGGCGCTCTTACCGCTAACGCCAACCGCTACTATCGTCGTGTGCTGGTTGACAACCTCATGTGATTCATTCACAAATCAATCAAGGGACCTTCGGGTCCCTTTTTTTGTGCTATTATCTAAATAGATGTATCTACTAATCTTGCTATGGACTACAAACCGTATTCACCAGAGTGGCACAGATATAGATACCTGAAAGAAGCGATTGATAAGTATCTTGACGATTATGTCGATCCTACTGTTATCGTGGATGATATCAGAGATGTCCTCCACAATCGCTCAGAAGCAGCATATCAAGAATTCCAAAGGATCAATCAATTAGAACATTACCTGTCGGACGACTAACATGCTTTCAACTCAGTATAGACTACGTTTAGAGTTTATTTGTAAGTGCATTGCCAACGGAGAAGAAGTTAAATTAGAAGACATGATCTGGGCAGAGAAGTTGGGTAAAGCAAATACTTCTGCCAGAGAGATGCTTAAAAGAGCAAGAGGTCGTGCTGCTAACCCTGATATGGTTGAGGGCAGCATGGATGACTTTATGAATAAGATGGGACTGGGTGATCCAGATCCATCAAATCACCGCACAGGTTTTGGTAGTGCTGATGAAATTGTAGACTGGTTTAACCAGGATAAACCTGACGATTGGAGACAAAGAGATTAGGATACGCTAACAAATAAGCACTTATACCTGACATAAAATAAATAGTAGGTATTATGGTGTTAGCGAGAGGTGTTAAATGCCCAGGTCAAGAATGGACAGAATTGACATCAATTCCAAACTCCTAAAGATGAAGACTTCACTATTCGACGATACTGACGATCGTTTTGATACCGAGGAGAAAAAGGAAGCTGCTCACCAAGTTATCAATACGTTGTTGGACTATCTGAATGAGTTTACCTATTGATGCAGATTACGAATTGCTACAAAGGAGAGTCAACAGAGCCAAGGTAGATATCCTATTTGAGGAGCCCTGTCCCCTATATGAGGAGGACGATGATTACACCCCAGAGGAGCGTCATGGATCGTGATGAAGTGCAGTCAATGATCGATCAGTCTATTGCCGATGCTATGCGTCGTCACAATAGGAATGCATCCATCATTAGTATGTGTGTGGGATGGGTGGTCCTAGCGTTATTCGCAGAAGGATTGTTACGTCTCGTCGGTGTTATCCCACCGTTACTCCCATGGTTGAAAATCACATTGTAGAATGGGTGGGGGTGATTACCCTCTTCCTATTCGGTATAACTATGATATGTCAGGGACATTTCATTGTCCATAACAAGCATGGTTATTCTAGGAAAGATCACGAAGACCAAGATCATCGAGATCATGTCCGTCGCCAAATGGAAAACATTATCAAAGGAAAGTAACTAATGAAAGATGTCTGTGTTGATTTCAGCGAAAGTGAATACGAGTTACTTGCAAAAGCAATTTGGCATACTCAAAGACGATTTATTGCTGGGGACAAAATGTTTAAGGAGTATGGAGAAATCCTAAACAAACTGGCAGAGGTTGGTTTCTCATACCCCAGGGTGCCTAAATAATTAGGTAGCGTGTGACTTCTAATGACTACCTGGAATAAGCAGATTGAAAATAGAAACTTCCTGTCACCGATTGGATTCAAATTCACGCTGGCAAAGTTTCCAAAGATTGCATACTTTTCTCAGTCTGCAAATATTCCTGGTATCAATAACACACAACCAGAGCAATCAACCATCTACGGTAGAAGTCTGCCCATGGATGGTTTCATGCAATTTGAAGACTTTCAGATGACCTTCCTGGTCGATGAAGATCTTGAAAACTATAGTCTTGTCCACAACTGGATGCGAGCACTGGGCACACCCACATCCCACAAGGATAGGTCTGCCTATATTGAATTCATGAAGGGCAAGTATAACCAACCAAATCTTAAAGAGTTTGATTTGATCTCTGCAGATGCAACACTTACAGTGTTGAATAGTAACTTCAATTCAAACTTCAACGTAGTCTTTCAGGGATTGTTTCCCACCTCATTGTCGGCATTGAATTTTAATGCTACAGTGGATGGCAGTGACAGCGCTACAGCAACAGTTACCTTTAGGTATCTGATGTATGAGATTCAGAATGTCACTGACAACCGCCGTGTGACTAATCTTGAGTAATGAATCTAGACATAATCCAAGAGATGTGGGAGAAGGACTCTGAGCTCCACCGTGAGTTGCCTGAGCTCCTTGCCAACGACAGTCTTGAATCAGCACGTCTACACTCAAAGTATCTTCGATACTGGAATGAGTTTAGGTTGATGCTATCTGAAGCAGAAAGGAATTACAGCAAACAGAGACTTGAGAAGTTTGAATACTACTCAGGTAAAAGGACAATCGAAGGGAAGGCATTCCCTACCAAAGTATTGAAGGGAGATCTATATCTCTACATCGATGCTGATGATGATTTGTGCAAGGCAAAGGCAAAAGTAGAGTATCTTGAAACTTGCATAAATTCTATTGAGAGGATTCTTAAACAGATTGATAACCGAGGTTTTCATATCAAGAATGCTTTCGACATCATCAAGTATTATGCAATTAGATGACAACTGTAGAGAAGAAAAACGAAGTCTTTCTGAAAGTAGAAGCAGAGCAGCACGTCCACAAAGAGTTATCAGACTACTTCTGCTTTGATGTCCCAAATGCCAAATACATGCCTCACTACAAAAAGAGGCATTGGGACGGAAAGATTCGTCTCTACTCACCAGGCACAGGAGAAATTTATGTAGGTTTGTATGACTATCTGCAAGAGTTTATGCAGAAGAAGGGATACGATCTTACAATCAAGGACAATAAGTTTTACGGTCTCCCCGAGGAGGAGGAAGAGTATGTCAGCCCTGAGAGTGTTGCGGACTTTGTTAGATCTCTGGGTCTGCCTTTCAAGGTCAGAGATTACCAACTCCGAGGAATATTCACGGCACTTAAGCATCGTAGGAAGTTACTACTATCCCCGACAGGATCAGGAAAGTCCCTGATCATTTACTGTCTCGTCAGATGGTATATGGAGAAGGGACTGGATACGCTCATCATTGTCCCCACTACGTCACTGGTTGAGCAACTCTACAAAGACTTTGAATCTTATGGGTGGAAGGCAGATGCTCACGTCCACAAGATCATGGGGGGTCGTGAGAAATATGTCAAAGACCCTGTTGTCATTTCTACCTGGCAATCTATCTACAAAGAACCCAGAAAATTCTTTGAAAGATTCGGTGCTGTGATCGGAGACGAGGCACACCTCTACAAAGCAAAGTCACTGGTGGGTATTCTCACCAAGATGACTGACGCAAAATACCGCGTTGGACTGACGGGCACCCTAGATGGTATGGAGACACACCAGTTGGTGCTGGAGGGTCTGTTTGGTAAGTGTGATCAAGTCACCAAGACAAAAGAATTGCAAGAGAAGGGACACCTCACCCCCTTGAAGGTTAGAATTCTTTTGCTCAAGCATGGATGGGTGCCGTTTGATAGTTATCAACAGGAGATGGATTACATCGTTTCCCATGAGAGGCGTAATAAATTCATCACAAGGTTGGCACTTGACCTAGAAGGCAACACATTGATTCTCTTTAATTACATCGAGAAGCATGGTGAGCCATTATACGAGAGTATAAATAGTATGAGGAGCGACCGTAAGGTATTTTTTATCCACGGTGGCATCGATACTGAGGACAGAGAAGAAGCGAGACAGATTACAGAGAAGGAAACTAATGCTATAATTGTCGCAAGTTATGGCACCTTCTCCACGGGTATCAACATCCGTAATCTACACAATGTTATCTTTGCTTCTCCATCCAAATCTAGAGTAAGGAATTTACAATCTATTGGTAGAGTCTTGAGAAAGGGTGACAACAAGTCACAGGCAGTGTTGTATGATATTGCCGATGATTGCTCTAGAAACTCTCAACATAATCATACTCTGAGACATCTGTTTCACCGAATGGCGATCTATGATTCCGAAGAGTTTGACTATGAATTAACCAAGATAAAGTTTAACGACCTTCGATGATTAACTACATCCAACACGAGCAAGAGTTTTATGGGGTCATTAAGTTGACCTCAGGTGATGAAATCATGGGTCCGATGCTCGCTACTGAGGAAGAGGGTCAGTCGGTTATTTTTGTCTCTCACCCAGCAAAACCACAC